GGAGCCAATGAGACCGTCCCGGCCGAAGGCGGCTTCCTGGTCGCTCCGGAATACGCCGACGGCATTCTCCAGCGGACCTATGACGTGGGCGAGATCGCCACTCGTTGCCGGCAACTTCCCATGGCCTCTTCGCGCCTGGTCATGAACGCGGTCGATGAAGACAGCCGCGCGGATGGTCAGCGTTGGGGCGGCATTCTCTCCTACTGGGAGGCGGAAGGCGCGTCCTATGTGGGGACCAAGCCCAAGTTCCGCGAGATCCAGTTCGTCGCCAACAAGCTCATCGGCCTTTCGTATGTCACCGAGGAGCAGTTGGAAGACGGGCCCGCTCTCGAGGCTTACATCCGCATGGCCTTCCCCGATGAGTTCGGCTTCCAAATCGACAAGGCGATCGTTTCGGGCTCCGGCGCGGGCGTTCCTCTCGGCTTCCAGACCTCCACGGCCACGATTGTGCAGGCCAAGGACTCTGGCCAGGCCACCGGCACCGTCTCGGCCACGAACATCCTCAACATGAAGGCGCGTCTCTGGGCCCCCAGCTTCAAGAATGCGGTCTGGCTCGCTGAGCAGTCCGTCGAGCCGCAGCTCCTGCCCCTGCTCATCGCCGGTTCCGCGGCCACCACCGCCGCGCTGCTCTATACGCCTCCGGGCATGTACGGCAACAACTCGCCGTATGGCCTGCTCCTGGGCCGCCCGGTGATCTTTGTCGAGCAGGCTTCTCCGCTCAGCACGCAGGGCGATCTCAGCCTGGTCGATCTTTCGCAGTATCTGCTCCCCAAGAAGACCGACATCCGGGCTGATACCTCGATTCACGTGGCCTTCCTCACCGGCGAGCTGGCCTTCCGCTTCATGCTCCGCCTGGACGGCGCGCCATGGTGGAAGAAGCCCCTCACTCCGTATTCCGGGGCCGCTTCCCGTTCGCCTTTCGTCACCCTGGCCACGCGCTAAAGCATTTTCGCTTTTGCTCTGGACTTCTGTGCCCCATCCATTCCGCGGGTTCCATCGCGGAATGGGTGGGAACCCTGTGAAATTCAGGTTTACGTAGTTTTCCTCGGCATCGCCGGGAAAGGAAAGTTTTATGAGCAAGCAAGGATTTTACGCGGCGCAGGAGGGGCACGTTGTCCCTATCCTCTATCCGCAGACCATCAGCGGCGGCGTCACCGCCAAGCCGTTCAATCTCATGGGCAACGACCACGCCAGCATCGTGATCTCTTTCGGCGCCAAGGTCGCGGCGGAAACTGCAATCTTGATCAACGCCGGAACCAACGAGGCCATGGCTGTCTCTGCGGCCATCGCCTTCGATCTCTACAAGGGCGAGACCTCCGGCTCCAACGTCACCGATACCGGCAGCGCTACCGCTTATGCCGTGGCCGCCCTGGGTGGAATCACCGCTCCGGTCAGTGGCCAGGAAGTCGTATTCACGGCGGTCAACGCCAATAGCGGCACTTCTGCCACGCTGGCCATCAACGGCGGATCGGCCAAGGCGCTCAAGAACGTCGGCGTCACCGCTCTGACGATTGGGCAGATCGCCGCCAACTCCACCGTGACCGTGATCTATGACGGCACCGAGTGGATCATTCAGCCCGTCAATCCTCCGGCCGACGTGCTCCTGCCGAATAGCACGCTCAACAGCGGCCGTTTCGCTGTGACGGCCGCGGGTTATGCTCCTCCGGCCACCTCCGACATCTTCTACATCATCGAGATCGAGGCGGCGCAGTTGCCGCCCGGCTCGCCCTATGTCCAGTTGCAGATCACCAACGGGGCCAACGCCAACTACGCCAGCGCCATTGCCATCCTCTCCGGAGGCCGCAATACCTCCGATCAGTCCCTCACCGTCATCGTCTAGCCAGCTTTAATGGGACGCTCCGGGCCGTGCGGCTAAGGTCCGGAGCGCATTTTTTGAAGCACAGACTCGGAAGGTGGTTCAAATGCCTCAGCAAGTTGTTACACCCAATCTCAATCTCGCTCTTCCGGGCGATGATTCGCGTAACACGCCCTGGGGAATTGGAGATCAGGTTCTCGCCCAGGCCATCAATCAGCTTGACTCGCAGATCATCTCGGCTATCCAGGCCGCGTCGTGGACCTATGCCATCGATACCGGCACGGCGAATGTCTACGCCATCGCTTTGACGCCGAAGCCCACGCTCACGGTCGGTTCCAGGTTCTATTTCCAGGCGAGCCATGCCAATACGGGAGCCTCCACGCTCGCGGTCAACGGCGGCGCGGCCATCGCTATCACCAAAAATGGAACCACGGCCCTGGCCGGCGCTGAGATTTCCCTCAACCAGATCGTCCAAGTCATGTACGACGGCACGCGATTCCAGCTCGTAAGCCAGTAACGAAAGAGGGGTCAGGGGTCAGATGTCAGGGGTCAGCGAAAGCCCACCCCTGATCCCTGATCCCTGAAACCTGATCCCTGTTTTGCGGAGCAAAACCCATGCTTATCAAGCTCAATTACGGCCCTCGGCAGGGCGAAATCCAGGACATTGCGCCCGAGGCGGCCACGGCCATGCTCGCCGACGGCCGCGCCACCTGGCCGGTGGCCGACCAGCATCCCGATCAGCTCGTATCTCCTCCCAAGGCGGATGTCAAGTTATCCATGAAGCATTCAAAGAGGTCCTGAACCCTGATCCCTGAACCCTGATCCCTGCTCCGAAGGAGCTCCATGGAATCGATGATCCTCATCACGGCGCCCGCCGCCGAGCCGGTTGCGCTGGCCGACTTCAAGGGCTTGCTCGATATTCCGGCCACCGACACCTCGCGCGACAGTACGCTGCTCATGATGCTACTGGCGGCGCGGGAGGCGGTCGAGAATTACTGCCGCATTGCTCTGATCACGCAAACCTGGCTCGCGCGTCTCGACAGCTTTCCCAGCGCGCCTCTCCGTTACGATCGCAACGGCTATCCGCAGGTTCTGCTTCCCAAGCCGCCATTTCAGTCGGTTGATTTCTTCAAGTATGTGGATACCAGCGGCGCGGTGCAGTCTCTCACCCGCGATCCGAGCTATGGCACGAACCTCGCAGCGCCCTTCTACGGCTATCAGCTTGAGCCGGGCGGGGGAATCATGCCCGCCGCGCTTTCGCCGCCGTGGGCGCGCCCCTGGGCTCCGCAACGCATGGTTCCGGCGAATACCGCGCTGCAGTATCGCTGCGGCTACGGTGGGCCTCTCACCGTCTCCATGACGGCTGGCTCCGCCGTGCTCTCTTCGCCGGGATTCACCTTCAATCCGGACGACGCGCCCCAGATCGCCGGGGACACCGGCACGGCGATCAATGTTCCCGGCGCGGGCGCGGCGGGCGCGGCTCTGGCCACCTACGTGGCTTCGGTTAGCAACGGCATAGCCACCCTCGCCACGGCGGCCACCGCCGCCGTCGCCAGCGTCTCGGCCTGGCAGGGCAACCAGGTTCCCAACTCGCTCTGCCTCGCCATTCTCTTTCAGGCGCAGTTCTTCTTCGAGCAGGGCGCGGTCTGCGATCAGTTGGAGCCGCGCGTCATCAACTCGCTGCGCAATGGCGGGTACCGCAATCTGGTTTCTTGAGGGGAGAGTCATGGACGCGAAAGATCGAGTCTTGCGGGCTTTCGAGAAGAGCCGCGAGAAGTACGGGGGCGTCGATCCCCACACCGGCTATCTTCGCCGGCTGATTACCGTAGCGCGGACGCAAGGCGACTGGGAAGCGCTTTGCGGTCGCATCCAGGATGATGGGACGCTGAGAACGTAATTCAAAGGATTCTATGGGCTTCCGCAATCTCTATCGCGCCTCGAACAACCCGCTGGCCATCAGTCCCGGCGAGCTGCGCCAGTCCGTGCAGCTCGCCCGCGCCAGCGCCACGGTGGACAGCTTTGGCCAGAAGCTCACCACTTGGCCGGTCTATCTCACCGCGCACGCCAAGATCGAGAACCTCAGCGGCCAGGAACTCTTTCAGGGCGACGAATTCACCTCGGCGGACCAGGTGCGCGTCACCATCCGCTGGCCGGGGGCCGGCTATGTGGTTCATACCGGCGACCGCATTTTCTTCGGATCGCATATTTACGTTGTCCAGGTCATCGACAACGTGCTTGAGCGCAATCGCGTCGTCAAACTCAACTGCCTGGAAATCGACGGGGAGAGCTGATGCTCGAAGCAGGAATTCAGGCGCTGGTCGGCGCCAACGCGGCCGTGCAGGCACTCATTGGCAACCCTGTCCGCTTTTACCCGGTGGTATTGCCGGAAGATCCCACCTATCCCTGCGCCAGCTATCAGGTCATCAGCGAGACGCCGCAGGACCTGCTCTCTGGCGAGCTGAGCATCTATCCCATTCGCCTCCAGGTCGATTCCTGGTCCGGAGGGACGCTCAATGCCACCTACGCCGCGGCCAAGGCCGTGCAAGCCGCCATCCGCGCCGTGATGGAGAGTTTTTCGGGGGCGCTTCCCGACGGCACGCGGGTCGCCTACATCCATGTGGTCAACGCCAACGATCTCTTCGAGCAGGATGCCCGCTGCTACCGGACTTCGACTGATTTCATGATCTACGTCTACCCGTAAAGCCTCCCGCCAACCTCAACTATCAACCGCTTTTAGGAGCTGAAAACAATGACTCAAACCGCGCAATCGCTTCTCGGCATGGGGGCAACCCTCTCCATCGGAACCCAGACCGCCACGCCCACCTACACCGCCATCAACGGAGTCAAAAAGGTATCGCCTCCAAAGCCGAAGTGGGGCACGGAAGACGTCACCACCCTCAACACGGCCAGCGCCACGCGCGTCTTCATCAAGACGCTGCTTGATCCGGGTGAGGTCACCATCGATGGTGAGTGGCAGTCCGCCGATCCCGGCCAGGTGGCCCTCTCCGCCGCCTTGAACTCCGTATCGATTGCCACCTATGGCCAGGTCTTCCCGTTCAAGCTGGCGCTGCCCCCCGATCTCGTGGGAGGTCAGGTCACGACGGGTGATACCGTCACCTTCAACGCCCTGGTCACCGACTGGGCGGTAGGCGAGGTGGAAGTTGACAAGGTGGTCACCTTCGCCGCCTCTCTCAAGATCACCGGTCCCATCACCTACGTCGAAGGCGCTTAATTTGCACGGTCCTGCCGGACCTCAACCCTCCAGCCCCGCGCCCCCGGCCAACCAGCCCAAGGCGCGGGACGGAGACCCAACCTCGAGGGAGAGAAACCCATGAGCCATCCCGATGCATGCGATACACTGCCTGGGAGGGGATATTGCATGACCGAAAAGAACGTGCAGGAGATTGAAGATGCCGCCCTGGGCGCGTATATGCGCAGCCGGAAGACTCTTGAGGTCGCCAAAGAGCGCGTCAAGCGGGTGTCGGCGGAGATGAAAAAGCTCTCTGACGAACTCTGTTTCCGCTCGGGAGAAGAACTCTCCTCGGCCAAGATCGAATCCTATTCCTGGCTTAATCCGGAGGCGATTCGCGACCTTGCGGCAGATGTGAAACAGGCGGAAGCGGAGCTTGAGACCGCGCGGGCGAAAGCCGTCAAGCTCGGCGTCTCCATCCAATTCTGATGGCAGGTAATCTAGCACTTCCAAATGAAGAAATAATGACGCTCTAACCCAAAGGCCGCTTTCGAGCGGCCTTTTTCATTGGAGAAAACAATGTCTGACAAGAAAATCCTCGTACTCGATTCAGTGGCGCGGGAAACGGAATTCACCATCGACGGCGTAACCTACCGCCTTCGCTACGGCTTTGAAGCCATCGCGGGTTTTGAAGAGGGCACTGGCATCAATCCGGCCATCCAGCCAGTTCCTCCCACGATCTATAATTTCATGTGCCTGCTTTACGCGGGTCTGCAAGCGCATCATCCCGAAGTGACCATCGAAACGGTCCAGGGATGGTTCAATGAGAGCACTTCTGCCGCATTGGGCGAGCTGGCATACAAGTCCTTTTACGGCACGTTGCCGGAATCCAAGCAGGCGGAAGAAGAGGCCCTTCCAAACCCTCCGAGCGCCTGACTGGCGATGCGTGGTGGCGCTTTCACTGGGCGATTGCACGCTATGATCTCAGCCTCTCAGAGGCTGACTTCTGGTGGATCACGCTGGCCCAATTGCAGGCCCTTCATGAGCGTCATGCGCGGGCGCGCGAGCATTCTGAACTCCTGGCCGGCATCATCGCCAGCGTCACGGCTAATTTCAGCATGGCTTCGCCCAAAAAGGCGTTGCGGCCAAGCGATTTCGGCTTGGGCCCAAAACCGAAAACTTCGCGCCCTTCGGCACCTGCTCTCACGGATGCGGAGCGAGTGCATGAGCTGCGCAATTACTTCCGTGGACTGGCCGGTAAGCCGCAACAAGCCACGGCGATCGAGGAGGAAACGGATGGACAAGACGCCGATGTGTTATGAAGACATTCTCTCTGCCAAAGAGAAAATCGAGAAGCTCTTATCGGAGCAAAGAGAAGCGTTTTTGGCGGTCAAGCATTGGTATGAAGAGTTCGAGTCCAAGGTAAAGCAACTGGACTCACTTGTCGCACCAGTCATGGAGCGGATCAACAGGGCAGCGGAGGAAGATTTCACTCCGCCAGAAGAACTGGTGAATTAGATGCTCAATGAAATCGACATTGAGGTCACTGGCCTCGACGAACTCGATAAGGCGATGAGCCGCTTCACCGCTGAGTTCAACCGCACAGCAATGAGGGAGGGGGTCGAGGCCGCCGCCGCCTTTCTGGCGGCCAAGGCGCAGCAAAAAGCGCCCCTGGTTAGCAAGAACTTCGGCAGCCGCAAGCCAGGGGAGCTGCGCAACTCCATCGGCGTGGTCCTGCGCAAGCTCAGCGCCGATTACCCTGAGTACACCAACGCCTGGGTCTGCCCAGTTTATGGCACCTCAGGAGCATCCGATCCCAACCAGGACCCCGGATATTGGGGCCAATATGTCGAATTTGGCTCAGAACACAACCCTGTTCCAGAGCCCTACCTTCGGCCAGCCTTCGACGAAGGAGCGTCTGCAGCCGTGAACATCTTCGTGCAGACCGTCTCAAAATTCTTCAACCAAAATACAGGTGGGGACGGAATTTGAGGTAAACCCTGTAAATTTGGCGTATACTGTTGGCCGTGGAGGGGTTATGAGAAACTATATCCTTTTTTTTGTCTACTTGATTTCCATTTTTCTGGCAATTCCGAAACTGTACGCTAAGGGTGACTCATCTGTTCAAACGGGAGATGTGCTCTATCTTGTCACACCGCAAACCGCCCCTGGTTATGTCGCGGTAATCTTCGTGGATGCAAATACTGTGGCTGTCTTGGGGGATGATACATCCGGGCTTGGTAACGATCTGTTCCCTTGTTCTTCGTCTACTTCTGCTTCGTGTTTGATCGCAAATAGTAAGTTTTCAGGACTAGGCGTAGCGTGTGAAATAAAAGATTGGTGCAGTCAGATTAAGCCTGTGAGTTATAAGCTCAGTCATACCCGATGCCAGAATGACCGGCACAGGGAGTGCTTGGAGATCGGGATTCAACTCGATATAGATGGTTTCTTCTGGGTTGTGCCAATCCAAATGTCGGTTGAAGAGTTTTCACGAAGGTGGGCGAATCCCCTGCCTGGGATTGATTCGATTCCGGTGAGCGCAATTGGGTGGAAGAGCGCAATCGACAATTTGAATGCCATAAAGCGCGAAGAGGAGGATAAGCAGCTTGCGCGTCAGAAAGCCGCGGAGGATGAGCAGCTTGCGCGACAGAGAGCCGCGATCGATGAGACGTCTATGTGTCTACGCGAACTGAAGATTGGGGATGCAGCGATCAAGGCCTATCACTGTGGATACCCTGACCATACGAATTCCGATTTGCATACCGATCAGCTCGTGTATTCAGAGGGAACAATGGTTTACATCGATAAAGGGACTGACAGTGTTGAAGATGTTCAATGGACACATTAAGTAAAGAATAGTGTAGGTTTGCGAATCGTGGAAGCCGCCTCTGGGCGGCTTTTCTATTGTTCCAAAGGAGGCTTTATGGGCGTACGTATGGTGGGTGAAGTCGGTATCGGCATTTATGCCAACAGCGCCAAGGCTGTCACGGGATTTGAGGAAACACGCAAAGCCTCTCGGGCAACGGCAAAGCAGATAAAAGCCGATATGCTGGAGGCGCGTGGCGGGATTATGGTGTTGGGAGAAGAGATCGGCGTCCATCTCCCGCGCCATGTCCAGGCCTTTGTAGCCAAGCTTCCCGGTGTGGCGGATTTGATGTCTAAGGCCTTCGCTCCGGTAGCTTTCTTCGCTATTGGCGCAGCCATCTTCGAGGCCGGTAAAAAAGTCTATGAATATGGCGAAAAAATGAAAGAGGCTGCAAAGAAACAGGCTGAAGCCTCCCGCGCTTTTACTGACTCGCTCGTTAAATCCAATCTTGAACAGCAAATTGAGAATGACAAGCTGGATGAAAAGATTGCCAAGCTGGAGCACAAGCCGGGAGATGCTCTCAAGACTGCCCTGGATGAGGTAAAGCTGGCTGCTTTTAACCTGACAGAGCAGCTTGAGAAAGCGATCAATAAAGAGCGGGAACTACTCGATTCCGCCAATACCGGGTTCTTTTCAAAATTGTTCGGAAACGCTGGCACTGAGTCTGCAAAAGCTGGTTTAAACGCCTACCAGCAAAAGCAAAATAATGAAGATACGCGCTTCCACGCCGATACAAATCCGGATCCGCATGCCGCCATGCTGGAACATGAGAAGAGGAAAACGGCCATCACGGTGGATTACTACAACCAGATCGATATGGAACTCAAAAAGAGAAACCGCTATAAGGAATTGACTGCACAATATAATGGGCATCCAAGTTCCTACCAGATCAATCATCATCAAGCTGATGAATGGGTGAGTCTGAACGATGAATTCACCAAAACCGGGACGGCGGGTGATCAGAGCAAATTTATCGCTGAGCGTCAGCAGCTTCAGGGCGCTATTGGCGAATTGGGATGGGGACAACAAGGGCTAGCAGATCGTGATGTGAAGTCGCAAAAAGAGGCGTCTCTTACTCAGCGCGCCGAGGCGGCCGAGATAGCGAAGAAATCCGCTCGCGAAGCTCTGGAAGCGAAGAGAGCGGCTGCGCAAGCGCAGATGAAAGCCTTCGAGGATGAGCTTGATAAAAGGCGCGATCTTGAGGAGGTAAGCGTCGGCGACGAATACGCTTTCTGGAAGGAAAAGCAGGAGGCTCTCCAGGTTGGATCGGAAAATTATAACAAGATAGAAAAAACGCTCGGTGGGCTGCATCAGCAGATGTTTCGCTCGATGCGGGAATACTATAACCGGCTACCAGCCGCGATGGCCGAAGTGGCTCATAAGGCCGAGGAAGAACAGCGCAAGCTTGACGAGGCTATGAAGAAAGCGCATGAAAATGCCGCTGACAGCCTGAGCCTCAAGCGCGAAGACGCCAAGGGAAAGTATCAGGAGCTTTCTGAAGCTTCGCAGATTCGAGTTGAAACCGGCCAGGAGTCGAATGGCCAGCGCATCAAGGATCTCAAGAAGGCCCTCGACGAAGAGCATCAGCTCGAAACCGATTCTTATAAGGACCAGGCGGACCTCTATGCCGTGGGAACCGATGAGTATACAGACGTCCTCAAGAAAAAGCACAAGGCCGACTTTGAGTACTTCAAAGAATATACGGCTCTACAAAAACAGGCCATGGAGCAGGGTCCAACCGGGGCCATCAATGATCTGATACGGCGTGGCACGGATTATGCCGCCCAGTCTAAAGAATTGATTGACAGTACTTTCAACACTCTCAATGACTCCTTGCTGAAGATGATGACGAGCCAGTATCACAAGGGCGACTGGAAGAACGCTGGGAAGTCGGTTTTCACTGGCGTCGCCAAAACTGGCCTGCAAGATGCGGAAGGTTCCCTGATGAAGGGCCTGTTCGGCGGCAAGCGCGGCGAATCGAAATCCAAGCCGATGTATGTGCAGGATGTGGGCCTGGGTTCGGTGGGCGGCATAGGCAGCGCCTCGGGAGCGGCCAGCGTGGCTGACAGCGCCTCGCAGTCAGGCGGTTTCTTCAACGGCTTCTTCAAGGGCATCGGTTCATTCTTTGGTGGCATGGAGACCGGCGGCCTGATGAAGCCGGGCGGCTTTTACCTGACCGGCGAGCGTGGCCCGGAGCTGCTCAGGGTGGGCAGTACCACGCGCATCAACAACGCCCGCGACACCTCGCGGATCATGAGTTCCGGTGGCGGCTCTCATGTCGAGCATCACTACCACATCGATGCGCGCGGGGCCACCGATCCGGCCGCCGTCACCGCGGCCATCAACCGGGCCATCAGCCGCGCGGCTCCGCAGATCGCCGCCTCCAGCATCGCGGCCTTCCAGGACATGAAAGCCCGCAGGCCATCCATTTACGGCTGATCCCTGACCACTGATCCCGGATCTCTGTTCTTAAAGCTTCCCGCCGGTTTCACGGGCTGGCGGGATCGGCGCGGCAGGTCTCGGCAACCTGTCTCCTCGGCTCCGGTGCTCCTTACACCGGAGCCGCCCGCGTCGGGGTCCCCGGCGACAGGTCTTCGTCGCTGGGGTGAGTCCCCTGTGTCTCAACTGCACTATTCGGAGGCGTCATGCAATTCAGTCCAGCGGGATTAGCGCTGTTGAAAAGTTCGGAAGGCTTTCGGTCTCACGAATACCGGGACGCGGCGGGCCTTCCCACTATTGGCTACGGCCACAAATGCCAACCGGGAGGAGGCTTCCCCGCCGGCATCGACGAGCACTATGCCGGGATCATCCTGGCTTGCGATGTGGATGACGCGGAGGAGGCTGTGATTCACCTGGTCAAGGTTCCGCTCACCCAGGGCCAGTTCGATGCGCTGGTCGATTTCGTCTTCAATCTCGGCGCGGGGCGGCTGGCCGGTTCCACGTTGCTGAAGGATCTGAACGCCGGGCACTACGGACCCGCGGGCGAGCAGCTCTTGCTTTGGGATCATGCCGGCGGCGTCGAACTCGCGGCGCTGAAGGAGCGTCGCAGGGCTGAATTCAACCTCTGGAACACGGGGGTGACGTTGTGAGGTGGCCGGAACCGTTCTGGGCGACCGTACTCGCATTTTTTGGGGTGGTTCTCGCGCTCGCCTGCCTTTTTGCTCCATCGCCGGTAAACATTGTCCTCGCCGTCTTGGCCATCGCCAGCAACCTGGTCTCTGGCGCGCTCGGGGCTTTCGCTGGACACTCCAGCGCCACCAACAACTCCAGCGGCCCCAACGCCACCATCAACAACCCCAACGCCACCTTTCCCGATGGCTCAACCAAGTAACCAAGCGCCGAAGGAGGCGCACCCCATGAGCTTTATCACCAAACTTGAAAATGAAGAGCACATCTTCGCGGCCTGGGCCGAAAAGTTTCTCGGCCATCTGTCCGCCGAAGCCCCCACTATCGAAAAGGTCACCGATACCATCGTGGAGTACGTCGGCGGCGCGGCCAGCGTCATCGCCGGGGTTGAAGGCGGTCCGGCTGCCTCCAAAGCTGTTACTTCCGCTGTCAGCGCCATTCAGACCGGCGTGACCGCGCTGAGTGGCCTGGTCACTGACTTCGGCGCAACTCCGAGCGTGGCCTCGGTGGCTACTGCGCTTGCCACCAATGCCAGCGCGCTGCTCGCCGCGGCCAAGGTCACGAACCCGACCAGCGTCAAGGCGGCCAATGCCATCGTGACCAATCTCACATCGCTGGCCAGCGCGCTGGCTGGCGCGGCTCCGGCTGCACCGGCGGCCTAAAGTTTGCGCGGTGATGTTGAAATCCGGGCGAACGGGATAACAACCTCTTCAGCCTGTCAGTAGAACATTCCCGGTAGAAATCCGGCCCGCGCAAAGCATTAAGCCATTCGCCTTTCGCTTTACACTCTGGCGAATGCGTGTAATCAGTTTGCAAGTTTGCGCGGCTCTAGGCTGTCCTGGACCATTGGCCTGGGCTGACCACCGGGCCGCGTGAAGAGTTGGCGCGGCGTATAAAGCGCCACGCCGGGGAGACAAATGGGCTCAACTAGGAGTCTCCCCACTAAAGTTCACCACCACCGGCGGAAAGCCTGGAAACAGGCCTCCGCCGTCCTTTTGAGGCGACAATTTGAACCGTTTTTTCCAAGCCGCTTGCATCCTGCTCGCTCTCACGGCCGGTCTGGCCGTGGGAGCAGTGGGCTTCGCTTCTTACCTGGCCATCTTCCAGCTCGCCGACGCCGCCAAAAAGGCCGGCACAGCGGCCGACGCCATGACGGCCACCATGGCCAACATCAACCGGCCCTGTACGCCAATCAAAGGCCAGATTCTTACCGTGGATAACGCAAAGAATTGCGGGCTGCTGGCTCACTCCGCCATCACTCTAGACACGCTCCGCGGCACCTTGGGGCAAGTTGAGGCGGCGGCAAAGAAAAACAGCGCTGTCTCCACAGACTTGCACAACACGCAGATTGCCTTGCAGGGGATGGTCGGCTCGCTTGGAAACACTTCGGACGCACTCGCTGGAACGGCCAACGCGGCCACAGGGACGCTCCACGCCGCGACGGAAACGCTGGGCGAGGGGAAACGCACCATCGCCGCCGCGCAACCGCTCCTGGGGCAAGTTACGGGCGCGGTGCAAGACATGCGGAGCGTTACGCCTGACGTGAAGAGAATCGCAAAAGCCACCGGAGACACGATGGAACAAGCGGCTGGAATCGGCACGAGCGTAAACAAGATGGCTGCCACCGCAGAGAAGAAGGTAGACGCCAAGCCGACCATCAAAAGCCGGGTCGGCGATTATGCCGGGCCGGCGGCAAAGATCATTGCTTGGCTTTTGAAGTAGCCGAGACTGGCACTCTGGTAGCTCTCACCTCGCACCCTTGGAGATCGACATGCACCGCAATCGCATTCTCATGTTTTTCGCGCTGGCTTTCGGCATGGCGCTGGCGCTGCCGTCCACGGCCTCGGCCACGGTGCCGCTGGGTTATGTGCAGCTTTCCGGCAGCAACCTCCAGGACTCGACCGGAACGCTGCTGGCCAACGCCACCATCAGCTTCGCGCCGGTCAATAACGCGGGCCAGCCCATCAGCTACCAAGTCAATGGCCATGGGCAGGCGATGTTCATTCCCGTCTACGCGCTGGTTACCAACGGCGCTTTCACGGTATTGATCGCGGACAGCTCGCTTACCAACCCGGTGAATGTCTGCTACAGCGTCTCTGTGGTCAACAATGTGAGCGGCCAGAGCGTGCTGGGCGGCGGGTATAACTGTCTCCAGCCCTCCGGCAGCGGTCTGGCGGTCACCGGCGGGAATCCCTGGTGCACGGCGGCGGGCAGTTACGGCGGAACCTGCAACTTTGATCTCTATGTGCCCAACGAGGCTGGACTGGTCGTCGAGCAGCCGGGAACGCCTGGCGCGACGGGCCCCCCTGGCCCGGCATCCACCGTTCCTGGACCGGCCGGCACAACGCCCACCTTCACCATCGGCACCGTCACCAATCTCAGCTATGGTTCCAACGCCACGGCGACGGTCAGCGGCGGACCGGCTTACACGCTCAGCTTCGGCATTCCGGCAGGGGCGCAGGGAGCCACGGGCAGCACGGGAGCCACGGGCGCGGCAGGCACTACGCCCACCTTTACCATCGGCACGGTCAACACCCTCATCTACGGATCGACGGCCACGGTGACGGTCAGTGGAGGCCCGGCTTATACGCTGAGTTTCGGCATTCCCGCTGGCCAGAATGGGGCTGGGGCAGGCACGGTCACGAGCGTGGCCATCACCGTGCCGAGCTGGCTGACAAGCACCGGCTGCACCATCACCGCCGCGGGCACCTGCGCGATTTCCGGCACCAGCGAACCGGCCAACTATTTTCTGGCGTCACCCAACGGATCGGCGGGAGCCATGACACCGCGCGCGATTGTGGCGGCCGACATTCCCACGCTTAACCAGAGCACCTCAGGGACCGCCGCTGGGCTTTCCGCCACGCTTACGGCAGCGTCGGGTGGAACCGGTGAGGCGGGAACGATCACCGGCATCCTCTACGGCAATGGGACAAGTGCACATACGTCGGCCACGGCTGCTCAGATCGTGGCGGCCATTAGCGCAACGGCAGTTGCGAATGCGACCAATGCGGCTGGGCTCTCAGCCACGCTTGCGGCCGCGTCGGGAGGCACGGGTGAGGCGGGCACGATCACCGGTGTGGCTTATCACAACGGCAGCGGCG